GCCAAGGTCGTGGTCGTCAACGCGGCGGACATCTCGCGACTGAGTGAGCTGCAGCGGCAAGAGCGTGCGGGAGAGAAGCGTTGACCGCGGCCGCGGCGATAGACTTCGACGCGATGACGCGTGAGGAGCGCACGGCGCTGCTCTACCAGGCAGGCGCGCTCGATTGGAAGGTGCGCGACTACCAACTCGCCGATCACCAAGCGTTCACCGCGTGGGATGCCGAGCGGCAGACGCAGGAGCATCTCGACGAAGCAGAAGCCGCGGGCGCGCTGTACGACAACATGTGGGTTGACGAGTGCGGTCGGCGGTACGGCAAGACCGCGCAGTGGCTTATCCGCGACGTCAGCGCAGCTATCCGCAGGCCAGGAGCACGCGGACTCATCGCATGCGCGTACCAGAAGAACATCGGCGAGATCATCGTCCCGCTGACGAAGGTGCTCTTTCGCGACGCGCCCGAAGGCTACTTCCCCGAGTATCGCGGCACGCATGGCGCTGATCACGAGTGCCTGATCATCCCGGCGACCGACTCGATCATCAAGCTCGTGGGCGTCGACGTGCATCCCAAAGCAGTCCGTGGCCAGTGGTGCGACTTCTGCCACCTCTCGGAGGCTGCGTTCATCCGAAACCTCCGCGAGCTCGTGACGTCGGACATCATGCCGATGTTCCAAGACCGGCCGTGGGCGTGGATCGCGCTCGAGAGCTCGACGGCGCACACGCGCGACTGCGAGTTCAACACCGAGTTCCGCGAGGACGCCAAGAAGCGCGGCACCTACCGCAAGCACACGATCCGCGACAACACGCATCTGACCGAGGAGCAGATCGCGAAAGAGGAGCGCCGCTCCGGCGGCAAGGGCTCCGCGAACTGCCAGCGCGAGCTCTACTGCGAGGAAACCCGCGAAGAGACGCTGATGGTCGTGCCCGAGTTCGACGCCAAGCGGCACGTCATGCCCGCGGGCGAGGTGCCCCAGCACGCGCACTGCTACGTCAGCATGGACCCCGGCGAGAACGACCCGCTCGGCATCGTCTGGGGCTTCTACGACTTCGCGCGCGCCAAGCTCGTCATCCAGCGCTCGTTCGCCAAGTCGAACTACCGCACGGGCGAAGCGGCCGCGCTCATCAAGGTGACTGAGGCCGAGCTCTGGGGCACGTCGCACCGGGACATCCCCGAGACCATGCGGCGCGACCCGGCCAAGCTCGCGCGGCCGATGCTCTCGATCACAGACGTCGTGCGCACCGCCGGCGGGCTCGCGTGGGACCCGCCACCGGCTGCAATCACGCACTGGGACCACGGCGCCAACGAGTTCTTGCCGAACCCGTACAAGCGCGTGAGCGACATCGACGCCCGCATGGTGGGCGACTTGGCCGTAGAGCACGCGCTCAACTTCGAGAAGACGGCGAAGGATGATGCGTACGCGCAAGAGGCGGCTCTGCGTCACGCGTTCTCGATGGACTGGATCGAGATCTGGGAGCCTGAGGGCGACCTGGCTCGGCAGCTCGAGAGCGGCATGTGGCAGCTCGACGCGAACGGACGTCGACGCGACTGGATGCGCACGCCGAGCTTGGGCCACCTCGATTGCGTCGCTGCGCTCATCTACCTGTGGCGCAACCTCGTGCGCGAGAAGAACCCCTTCCCGCCGGCAATCATCGACACGGCGCTGCACGGCTACGCGCTGCCCGTGGGCGTCGACAAGAACACGGCCACGGGACGGCCTGCCAACGGCGCAGACACGCGCTTCCGCAACAGTCCCGCAGTGAGGCAATGGAGATGACCGGCTGGCATTCGGGACCACGCATGCCGCTCCACGAGGTCAAGCGTCAAAACTTCACGCACGGCGCGTGGTGCGACGTCTGCAAGCGCAACGGTCGCGTGCACACGCACAAGTGCAAAGAGTGCGATCACATGGAGACCGGTGACGTGGTCAGCCGTCACAACGACGGGCTCTGCTTCTGGTGCCACCCCGGCTTCGGCAAGCGCGTAGTAGCGAATCGGCCAGGTCACTTAGCGATGCTGAAGAAGATTGCAGAACAGGTGGGACATGACTGACTACATCTGGCCGCTCGTGGCGGCGCTGGGCCTCGTGCTCGCGTACAGCGCGTTGATGCGCTGGCTCGGCAACGCGCCGAAGGCTGACGTCAACGCACTGCTCGACCGTTACCACGGCCTGCAGAAGGCGTTCGACCTACACAGGTCGCAGTGGGACCTCATCGGTGTGGAGTGGCGGCAGAAGGTCGTCGAGCTCGACAAGAAGTGTGACCGCGTCGTGATCGACGCCAAGAACGAGATTGCGGGCGACCTCGCCACGGTCTCCAACATCACAAGCAAGGGATGGCGATGACCAAAGACGAAGCGACGAAGCTAGAGGACTGGATCGTCGAAGACGACGAACCGGAATGGACCGACGAGAACGGCATGGTCCGGCGCGGAAAGCGCATCCGGTTCACGCCAGACATCGTGCTCCGCCACGACGGTCAGCCGATAAACATGTTCGACATGCGCGAAGGACTCGCGATCTATCTGCGCCGCATCGCAGCGTATCTGGAGGCGTGATGAACCAACCAGCAAAGCAAGAACAGGACACGCGTCTCCCGTATCCCGAGGACACCGTGTTCTTCGTGCCCGAGGCGCCGTACGAGAACAGCGTCATCCGCGGCTACCTCAACAAGAAGTACAAGGGCATCCCGAAGGACATGATCGTGTCTCAGGTGAACATGGCCGTGTTGCCTCACCTCGAGTCGCTCAAGTTCATCGTGTGCGTGCGTCGCGGTGTCGATGGCAACCCGCCGGGCGACGCGTACACGGTCGGCCCCGACGATCGCGGCATTCTGCGCGAGAGGCCGATCCCGCCCGAGACGTACCACCGCGAGGTGTACGAGAGCCCTTCGATCCGCGCGCGCGATCACATCAGCGCGACACGCGTTTCGCTCTTCACGCAGAACGAGACCAACCTGCTGAAGCTGATCGACGTGCTGTGTGAGCACGCCCTGCCGTGCCGCATCACGCCGCAGAACAAGCCCGACCTGATGTTGAAGTTCATGGTGGCTTGATGGCCAAGGTCGCATCCATCGCGAAGAAGCGCGAAGAGAAAGAGAACGAGCGTCAGCGCAAGAACCGCTTGATGATGCTGATGCACAAGTTCATGGATGCGGCCGAAGCCACGCCACCCGACGAGAGCATGATGAAGATGTACGGCCGCGGACTGGCGGGATACCCGAACGACGAAGTGAACGCAGCCAACCGCGCCGCGAGACGGCAGCGAGTGAAACCCACCGAGGCGAGCTGATGGCAAGTCCGAACACCCTGTACCGACGCATGGCTGCGGAAGCTGATGAGCGTCGCAGCACGCGAATGCTGTTTCCGACGACCACCAATCGCCGCATGCGACGTGCAGCTGGACGCACTCTGCGTCTGAAGCTCAAGCACGACCGCAAGCACCCGATGCCGCCGACGGCTGCGGACACGGCGCACACCGAATCGGAGGCGCCGACATAACATGGCCGACGGAGACGCAAACCAACAGGTTCCCTGGCCGTGCAAACCCGCAGACGAGATCGTCGATGAGCTAAAAGGCCAAGAGCGCGGGTGGTGGTACGCAGGTGAGAGGCGTGGATACTGGCAACTGCTCCGCTTGATGTACGCGCAGTCGCAGGGCATGGACCCGAGCGGCGCCGTCAACGCGACACAGCAGCTGCAGATCGTGGGGAAGAACGCGACCTTCGTGCGCTTCCGCGTGCAGCTCGCGCGCAGTCACATCAAGCAGCGCAACATCATGGCGCAGGGCGAGCGGCCCGCGTTCCAGTGCCTCGCGCTCAACGATGACTTCGACAGCCTCGCGCAGGTGCCGACCGCGCAGGCGGGCATCGACTACGTCTATCGCTCTGCGAAGGGTGAGCAGTGCGAGTGGCGCGCGCTCGAGAGCGACGGCTACTTCGGCGAGGGATTCGTCTGGGGCCGCTGGGACTACACAGGCGGCGTCGACGTCGTCAAGACCGAGCAAGAGCCGGTCATCGACGAAACGACCGGGCAGCCGGCGATGTGGCCGCCCGAGGCGGACCCGCAGACCGGCCAGATGGGCGAGCCGCAGCCGGTCACCCGCGACGTGCAGAAGAAGCAGAAGGCGGGCACGCCCACGCTCACGCCGCTGTTCCCCTGGGACGTCGTACGCGACCCGTACGCGCGTAACACCGCCTGGGTGATGGTCCGCGAGGTGGTGAGTAAGCACGCCGTCGCAGCGCGCTACGCACCGGGCAACACCCCCGAAGAACAGAAGCTGCGAAACGCGATCTTGTCGACGAACAACCTGCGTTCCGAAGCCGGCATCGCGGAAATGTTCGCGTACGACATCGGCGCGACGACGACCGATCAGATCATCGTTCGGCACTTCTACCACGAGCGCTGCGAGTACCTGCCCGAGGGCCGGTACATCGGCGTGTGTGGCGATGAAGTGCTGTGGGACGAGCCGAATCCGCTGCCCGAAGGCAACCCGATCGTCTCGATCTGCAGCGCCAAGTACTTCGGCACGCAGTTCGGCTATCCGGAGTGCTCCGACCTGCTCGCGGTGCAGGAGATGCTCGACGAGATGTACACGCAGACGGCGAACAACGCGCTGCGGTACGGCAATCAGTCGCTCTGGGCCGAAGACGGCGTCGAAGTCGACATGGACAAGCTGTCCAAAGGCGGCGGCTTCTTCAACTACAAGACCGGGCAGCAGCCACCGCAGGCAATCCAGTGGGCAGAGATGCCCCGGATCACGGAGTACCTGCTCGAAAACCTGCCCGAGCTCATGAACTTCATGTCGGGCATGAACTCGGTCGCGCGCGGTGCGCCCGAGTCGAACATCGAGAGCGGCACCTTCGCCGCGTTGATGCTCAACATCGCCCAAAAGTTCGTCAGCGCGACCGAACAGTCGCTCGAGCAAGCGCGCAACGACATCGGCAACATGCTGCTGTCGTTTCTGCATGCGAATGCGGACACCGAGTTCGTCGGCATGGTCGCGGGCGAGAATCAGGCGCCCTATCTGCGCTGCTTCAAAGGCACGGACTTCGCGGGCATCCAGCGCGTGCAGGTGTCGACCGCTTCGCCGCTCATGCGGACGATTCCGGGACGCTTCGAGGTCCTGAACGCGATCAAAGACATCCCGGACCGACGCGACAAGGCTGCCGCGTACCAGATGCTCAACACGGGCGTGTCGACCGCGTTCTCCGACCCGCTCATGAGCGAAAAGCTGCTCATCCAGTGGGAGAACGAGCAGCTGATGAAGGGCATCTGGGTCGAGCCCGCGTCGATCGACGACCACGTGCAGCACGGCGAGGACCACAAGTCGCTCGCGAACAAGCTCCGCACGATGCCGGTGACCGACAACCCGCAAGAGATGCAGCAGCGGCAGGCAGCGCTCGAACTGGTGCTGCAACACACGGGCGTGCACGCGGTCACGTGGGCGACGTCGGACCCGATCTTCTGCGACATGCTGAAGATCCCGCGCCCAGCGATGCCAGCGAACCCGTTCGGCACGTTGCCGGTGCAGGGGATGCCCAGCACGGGCGAGCCGACCGGAGCGCCGCAGAACCCTGCAGGCGACATGACGAAACCCGACGGCGGCCAGCCGAAGCAACCGAAGGCGGCCGAGCAACCCGAAAACGCGCCCGCGCAAGAACCCGCCAACATGGCGCCAGCGAGCTGAAGAGGACTTATGCCAGAGATGAACGGAGCACCAGCACCCAGCGCGCCGGCAGGCGTATCGCAGCCAGCAGCGGCGCCCGCAGGCGTCGCAC